AGATCTCAGATAATCTCGTTGGGCTCGAAGTCGATCAACAAAGCGAAGGAGGAAGAAGTCCTACGACTGTTAGAATCCTTAAAAATCGTTATTCAGGCGAAACAGGCACGTGCGGAACGCTCGACTACAACTTAAAAACTTGCAGATTCACAGAACATGAAGCTGAACCCGAATTCAACCCGTCCACAGATTTTTGAACATTATGAACATCCATGGTATAAATTTTTAAATAAACCTAACCCACCTACGCAAGAAGCAGTTGACAAAGCACAATTCAAAGACAAGACGTACGAGTGGAATCGGGCCGATAATATTCGACCTAGAAGCAAACGGACTACTGAATAATGCTACCCACATCCACTGTATTGTACTTAATTATGTCGAAGCGAATTACACAGATAGTTACAACGATGAAAGGATTGGCAAAGGGATGTCTAGCCCTGTGGTTAGAGCAGTCCAATACCTCGAAGACGCTGATTATATCATCGGCCATAATATCGTGGGTTATGATCTCCCTCTCATCAAGTCTATCTATCATTGGTTTAATCCCGTTGGTGTCATTATTGATACTCTTCTTTTATCTAGGTTATATCATCCGAATTTACTCAGTATAGACAAAGCACGTGCATGGCCACATATGCCATTACAATTATATGGACGCCACTCCCTTGAGTCCTACGGTTATCGATTAGGAGAGTACAAAGGAAACTTTTCACAATCGACTGATTGGCAAGATTGGTCTCAAGAGATGGAGGATTATTGCGCCCAAGACGTTAAAGTGACCACCAAATTATGGAACCATTTCCTACCATACCTGAATGGATTACGTTAGAACATCAGGTAGCAAAAATACTTACACAACAAGAACAACATGGATGGTACTTTGATGAATGCGCTGCACGGAAACTTGAATCTGCTCTCAGAAGAGAGTATGAAGATACTGCGCAGTTATTACGAGACAGGTATCCTTTCGTCAAAGGATCAGAATTCACTCCTAAACGAACTAACCAAAGAACGGGTTACGTTGAAGGAGCCACATTAACAAAATTAAAAGACTTTAACCCCACATCAAGAGATCATATATCGTGGATCTTACAAACACACTATGGTTGGACGCCTTCATTAATGACGACCTCAGGGAAGGCGGTTATAGACGAGACCGTATTAAAAGATATTGGCTCGGATATAGCTCTTCAGTTTCTGACACTACTAAC